GCCCTCTTTCGTCCACAGTCGAACGCACCTGCGGATAACCTCAAGCTGAAGAGGGCAGATGTGTCTTTCGTCGTTTTCATCTCTCGCGCTCATTCGTTGAAGCGTATCCGAAGGATTGATGTCTGTCCAAATTGGCGATGCATATTGCTGCCACATTTTGACAGGGAATGATTCGTGCGTGTTGGGGCATGGCTCGGGGTTTTCTCCTGGCTTCCTCATCGTTACTACATAATCAGCGATCCCTTGCCGAGCCATGCACGAATCCTTTCTGATCGTTTTGTGAAGAAGCCCGAGAGCCTTAGTCCTCTGCATGGCGGTTACAGGATCTTTCCAAATGCAAACCTCTGAATGATAAATAAATCCAGACCGCTCGAACGACCTTATGAGCTGGCCTCTAAAGTCCTTGATCCCAATAAAGCCGTCTCGGGCCTTGCTGCTCGGTAGATTCATACAGTGGAAAGAAACCAGCCGCCCTGGCATCATCACCCGCGCCAACTCCGCCACGAGAAACATGAAGTGGTCTGCGAACTCGTCAGCGTCTACCACGTTCCCCATGTCACGGTCGCTTGCTGAGTATGTATAGAGGCTTGCAAACGGCGGAGAAAAGATCGAATAATGCACCGAGTCGCTCGGAATGCCGCGCAAAACATCGACGCAATCGCCGTTGTATATCGAGAACCTTTTCCCATGATGCTGATCTAAGACGTCAACCATGCTGGCACCTCCATTGTAAGTGATGGGTTATAATTGATAAATGATCGAGACGATCCGCCGATATTCTCGCGTGTAATGTCGAGCATTTCAGACAACATGCCATCAACCATCGCCTTGGCAGCGGCCTCTTTCGATTGGATATTTGCTACAACGGCACCCTCAGTTGACGCCGTTATAATCTTGACGTTTACGGATGACTGTTGGCCGAATCGCCAGCACCTGCGCACAGCCTGATAGTATGATTCCCAAGAATCGGACAAGCCGACGAATGCGACGTTGGAGCAGTGCTGCCAGTTCATGCCGAACCCGCATATCTTTGGCTTTGTCACAAGCACTCGGAAATCCCCACGACTGAATCCAGCCATGCGTGATTCTTTGAGGTCTGTCGGGTCTGATCCGCTAATTGAAACCGCTCCATTAATCGAGTCGGAGAGCTGCTTGGACTCGTCATTGAGTCCACACCAAACTATCCACTGGCCGGATGTCGAGTTGACGACATCCGCACATGCCCTAACTCGCTGCGGGATAGATTCCCGCCTGGCCGTGATCCGGTCGCCCATAGACTCAGCAACCATTGAAAAGAGGTATCCCGGTGTCGCATCGGAGTTAACTGTAATCTGATCGACCACCAAAGGCGGCAGCGAGAATCCTTCGTCGGAGTGCCCAATGTCAGATGGCTTCTGAATCATAATGGCCCACGAGCAAACCCACCGCCAGAAGTCGCCGCGAGCGTGGCCCTTAAGTCGCCAGTTTTGAGTTGATCCGCCATCATGCACAAAATACGTCGCCAGCATCTCGGCTGGCGACATGATGCCGAGAAATGCGGCGTGGTTACCCAGCTCTATGTGATCGTTGGGTGCCGGAGTCGCAGTACATGCGAGCCTGTAGGGCGTGTCCTGAAAAGCCGCAATGATGGCCGTCCGGGTTTTGCCTGTCTTTGACTTCAGGATTGATGACTCATCCAAAACGATGCCTCCGAACCTTGACAGCTCAAAATGGTCCATCATCTCGTAGTTAGTTACAACTATCCCCGTGTTGCCATCGTCTGCCCTTAAGTATCGCGCTGCAATCCCGAACTTAACGCCCTCTTCGACTGTCTGTTGCGCGACAGCAAGCGGCGCGAGTATTAATACCGCCTTGCCCGTATGCGCTGCAACATTATCAGCCCATGATAACTGCATGATTGTCTTGCCCATGCCGCAGTCCGCGAATATTGCAGCGCGGCCACGCCTCGTCGCCCAGGTTACGATGTCAGACTGGAAATGCATCAGGTGATTGTTCTCTGATTGAGGATCAAATCCAACGGGTGCGCACCCCGTCGCCTTGCTTGATATGAAGTCGTCGTAGTTCATCGCATCACCCGACCTTCCAATATGTCTGCCCTCATATCGTCCACGAGGTCTGCCCCGTCAGCGGTCAGGGATAGGTAGATTGGATCGGCCCCCGTCGCGATAACCAGGCGGCGGTCCTCCAGTTCTCGGATTGCGGATAGATCGTCGGGATTTGCGCCGAACAGCTCAATTGATCCGCCGATGAACTCGGTGAGCAGGTCGGTGGCGTTGGTGCTGATGGGGTTATTCATGGTCTCACTCCTTGTAGTGGTTTCGGTTCTCAGACGCCTCGGCAGAGATCGTCCATTAGTAGCAGATCGCTTGCTGTGTGCCCTGCGGCTATCAGCGTGTATATTTCACAGAGCGCGGCGCCGACGCCCTCTTTGCGTGCGGCAGGTATCGCGCATGCGTCGTGATACTTGGCCTGCGCCTTTAGTTGGCTGATCATGCGGAGCGCCGCCGCCAGCCTGTCCTCCAGGTCTCGGATTGCTGCCTTGTCATTGCTCATGGTCTCACTCCTTTGGTTGCGGTTTACTTTGCGGTCAGTCCTGAACCTGCGAGGCAGGTGTATATTGCGAGTTCGATAACCTTGGCGCCGCCGTCGAGTCCGGTGACGCTCTTGGCGATGTCTCTGGCGGCTGTCAGCTTGCGAGGGCCGCCCTTTGGTCCGCTTGTCCTGCCGACGTTGGCGGTGATCCAGCAGGAATCCAAGGACACAGAGGCGAGGCTGTCGGTGAATGGTGCGAGGTAGGCTTCGAGCTTGCGGGAGCGGATGCCCAAGCCGAGCAGGTGAACGTGGTCCGGCTTGCGGGTCGTCAGGAAGTCCGCGACCTCGGCGGCGGTCGTGGCTGCCTTCTTGCAGGGCATGGCGGGTATCCAGCTCGTGAAGCCGAGGGCGGCGTCTATCTTCGCGGCGAAGGCGGCTTGTGAGAGCTCGCCCTTTTGGACGGGGACGAGGACGTGAACGCCGGAGGCGTGAAGCGCTCTAACGTCTGTGGCGTAGAGGGCGAGGCGCTCCAGCGTTATGTCCTGATGTCCGACGCAATCGGGTGCGACGATCCAGAGCTGGGAGCCGAGCGCACGACCGAGGCGAGCGTAGAGGGCGAGGACTCGCTCCCAGCCAGCGGGGGTAATGGGCTTGACGATCTCGGCGCCATTGGCTCCGAAGCTCACCTCTGAGAATGCGCCAGAATCGACGAACACCTGAACGTCTGACCCTGCGAGCTCGACGAGGGCAGCCTCTGCGGCTGGGGAGATTTCGTTCGCTGCGACGCCTACGTCTGCTCCTGCCTTGGATAGTCCTCGGATCTCTCCGACACGGTTGGAGCCTGATGCGAAATATGCGGCAGGTGCGACGGGCGACTCGGGCCACGCGGTGGTCCCGACATCCAAGCCCTCGGAGAGACAGCGGCGGCGCAGTCCGTCGAGGCTCGGGTCTACGATCTCGCCCGTGTCGCTGTTGCGAACGTGGAAGCCGAGACGAGCGAGCTGGGCGACGGTGTGAGCTGCACCGCCGAAGAAGTCGGCAGGACTCAGACCCGCGGCTACGCCAAGGATCGCCTTGGACGGATAAGAGCGACCGTCATGGCGCAGATGGTAGCGGGTGGAATCCCCGTATCCATTGTCAGAGAGGAAGGCCAACCTGCCAACGCTCTCACAGACGGCGATGGAGTCGAGGACGTTCTGGCGAGAGACCTGCTTGCCTCTTACCTGAATCACCTGATCCTGAGCGTGTGCCAGGCAGCTCACAGCCTCGCCGGTGGTGGCGGTGGCCTCTGTGGTTCGTGTCGCGGTTCTTGTTGTTTCGTTGGTGGTCATTTTGCTGTCACTCCTTCGCGAGCCCCTTGCCCGCGGTTAGATTGTAGCAGATATGCAACCCAGTAATCAGCAAAAAGGCTCATTTTGTTGGATTTATTTGGCTTTTTTTTTTGTGGCGCCTGGTGGGGGTTATCGGGCTCTGATGTGCCGCCTGAGTCGCACCAGGGCCGCCTTCTCCCAGTTTCCGACCGTCATGGCAGAGACTCCCAGGGCTGCGGCGAGCTCTATGCGGGTATAGGGCTCCTCGTGCAGATGAAGCAGCCAGATCAGCGCGAGATCTTGGTGGTCGAGGAGAGACAGCGCCTCAGAGACGACGGCGGCGGCGTCATTGGTGGGGGGTGGTCTGGACGATGAGCGTCGCCGCGTCACTGTCGAGAGCATGAGGTGGGCTGGGTTTTGAGGAGAGAAAAGTGGAGCCGCCGCCAGTAGTGGTGGGGACGGCAGCGGCTCCGGCGCTGACAAAGTGTAACGGGATGGAGACGAGTGTTGTCAGCGCTTGTGGTGGTCATGTATTATCTTCGCCGTATCGGTCGGGCTTGCACCCCAGCAGGGCTGGCAGCAGCAGCAGCAGAAACGGGACGGCAAAAATCAGTGCGGTGATGGCTTGGGTTAAAATGGTATCCCCTCCTCATCGATCATGGCCGCGCCTGCGACAGGGTCACCGAGGTCGGCAAGCATCGCCGCGTCGTCGTCCTGCGGCTCGGGCGCCTTCTTCTTCGCTCCCAGCTTCGCAGCGATTGCAGAGCTCTTGGACTTGGGCGCCGCTTGGACATCCTCTGGGGCGTCGTCGTCGTCGAGGATGTCAAACTCGGCTTGTGTTATCTGCCCCGACTCGGCGCACACGTCGAGGCTCATGGCTTTATTCAGCGTGGCAGAAAATGGGAGATACTTGCAAAGATTTCTCGCGGCTGTCTTCTTCCCCATCTCTGAGTAGAAATTCCCCCATGGTCCACTACCACCAGCAGCCGAGCCGCCTCGCACCTTGTCAACGTCTGCCTTGGACAAGACGACAAACTGACTTGCGCCATCCGACAGGACCGCGAGGGCATAGAATGCGACGATCTCGCCCCGCTCTCCCAGTGTCGGCTTGTGAGTGAGGTCTGGATGGAGTCCGTGCTCGTAGGCGAATTCGTCCCCCTCATAGACAGCGTGGGCTTCGATCTTGGAAATATGACCGCTTCGCCTGGCGAGGTCTATGAGTCCGCGATAGCCGATGATGAGCTGGCACCGCGTTCGATAGGGGACGAGATAAGCCGAGCCCATGGTGCCATCTGGCTCAAGCCCCAGGGATGCCGCCGTCATCATGGCCGAGACTATCGATGCTGGGGTGCACTCCAGGAGCTGCGGGTTTTGGTTGGCGGCGATCAAGGCGACCTTGCACATCCGCTCGGGGCTGATGTGGGCTGGCAGGATCTCCGCCAGCTTCGGCGCTGCCTTCTCAAGCAAGTCCTTGAAGCTCGCGATCCTCTGGCCGTACGTTTGTACGTGGTTTTGGTTTGTCATCTGTCTACTCCTTAAAGTAAGGCCTGATGCTTCGCGCTATCGGGCTGGTCCTGGTGAATCGTTCGATATCTTCCGCTGGTATGTTAAGGGATTCGGCTAACGCCTTCCACTGTACCGTCTGGCGTTGGCTCGCCTTCGTCCATGTGACTTTGCCACAGCTCGCCTCGATACCTTTGTTGCTGCCGACAAACTCCGCGAGCGCGTTCTTGATGGCCGCCTCCTCGGCCTTCTGCTCCTTCTGGGTCAACTTGATATCACGAAGCCGGACGCACAGCGCCTCCACCTCTGGCGTGGCTACCAGCACCTTGTCGGTGGTGGCTGGGTGCAGAGCGGAGAGAACCTCTCGGCAACCGTCCGAGCCGTCTGTCTCTGGCGGGACGCCCGCCTCGACGTGATCGAGCCAGAACCTCTCACCAGCTTCGACGATAGCCGACTCCAGCTCTGGGTTGCGCTCTATGTGATAGATAGAGAATGATCTATCGACCAGTGCGACGAGATCGCACCACGGCAAATCGAGCGCCGCCATGTACCAGGCGCATTGAACCAGGTATGACTCTGGCACCTGGTCTGTGCCGGCTTCGCCCCATTGATCTTTCATCCGCCAGCTCGCGGTTTTTGCCTCCAGAACGCCGTCAGGTCGGCCTGTCGGACCTACCAGGCCATCCACCGAGGCGAGGTGCCACGGGCGTTCCGGGTGCGATATGGTCCCCTCTCCAGCCATCACAGAGGCGCCCGTCGCCTCCTTGTAGTGTTCGAGCAACACCGGCTCCATGACGTTCCCGAATTGAATAAAGGGGTTATCTGACAGGTCGGCGGGCGCGATCAGCCCTCGCTTCTCCGCCCAAACGTCGTGAGCTCCTCGGTAGGAATTGAGACCCAGCACGGAGCCGATGTCAGATCCGCCGAGTCCTGTCAGGCGTTGCTTTAATTGGTGTTGTGTTAGCGGCATTAGTAGCACTCCTCCTCGTCATCCTCATCCCATCCGTCGGGAAGCGGATAGCCGCGCTCGTCCTCGCCGCCCTTCTCGCAATGATCGCGGCAAAGCGATAGGTCTGACCAATACATCTCATCGAGCGAGTAGACAGAGCCGTCGTCGAAGACGTAAAGCCCGACCGCCACGGCGACGACAGAGGCGTGCACTTGCTCGCGCCGATCTCTGGGGACGAGGTCTCCGAACTGCTTCGATATTTCCTCGGCTGTTATCACGCCCTCCTCCTCTTCGTACTGCGCCAGCTCAAAAACGGCCTGCGCGATATTGTCGAATAGGGGCCTGAGTCGCGAGACCTCTTCGGGCATTACCTCCCAGAGGCGGTCGGTTTTGGTTGCGTTTGTCATGGTCGTCTCCTTGTTGGTTGCCACTAATTACACGGAGATGCTACCACGACGGCAGGACAATGACCAGTGTTGCGTAGAAAAGCGCCGTATAGTTGCGTGGGGCGTCGATCTGTGTATGATAGCGCTATGAATAACCAAAATGACAATCCGAGAATGCTGCACGGCTGGCGAGCCATTGCCCGCTATCTGTGCGTTGAATGCCGAACCCTCAAGCGGTCGGTCAATGCTGGCGACTATGCTGGCGTCATCAAGGCGACCCCCTCTGGCAAGGTGTTCGCGGTCGTGGAGGATCTGGACGCATATCTCGCCGGCCTGCCTTCGCCCGCCCAGGTTGACCTATGACTTGGGCCATTGCTAACTGGGCCCAAGTATATGAAACCGCCGAAAGCAAGCGCCTGAAATCAATGCCTTGGGTGCGCCTCCCCTGTGACCTTGCCAGCTCAGGTTATATAGAGATGCTGACAGAGCATGAGGATGGCGAAGCTCATTTCGGGGCGTGGGTCGCGGTGCTTGAGCTTGCCGTCCGTGGCTCAGAGCGGGGCACCCTCAGCCGTAGCAACGGGCGGCCCCACACGCTCAGGAGCATCGCCGCCGTTACCCGTTACAGCGAAACCACCTTGTCGGCCATGCTGGAACGTGCCGTGGCTATGGGCTGGGCAACCCACACGGACACGCCCAGCGAAAAGCTGGGGGCAACCCAGCAAAATGCTGGGAGCGGCCCAGCCAAACCCCGTGGGAGAGAAGAGGAGATAAGAGGAGAGGAGAAGAGAGAAGAGAATACAGACGGCGGGGCCGCCCTTGTGGCTCTCCCCAAAGCCGCCACCCCCGCCAAGCAAGCACCGCCACCCATGGAGGCAATTGCCGCCGCCTACCTTGAGATCCTCGTTCCACCCCTCCCAGCTCTACGCTGTGGGGTGCCCGCCTCCGCCCGGCGGAACGTGATGGCACGGTGGCGGGCCACCCCAGACATTGAGGAGTGGAGGCAGGTATTCCAAACCGTCAAAGGCTCCCCCTTCCTCCTTGGCAATAATGACCGCGGCTGGCGGGCCTCCTTCCTCTGGATCGTCCAGGCGGCCAATTGGGACAAGATAAGGGAAAACACATATTCAACCACGGCAGGAGGCATCACAGCGAATGACGTTGGCGATGCTATAATGCAAAACGCAAGGAGCGTGATAGATGAACAACGACAGCGAAGCGCGGACGATGGCGATGGCGGGCGTCCTCAGATTGCTAGCAGGAGCGTTCCCCACCTCAGGGGCTAAATTCTCGAAGCCCGATGTGCTCAGGGTGTGGCTGGAGGTCCTGGGGGACCGGAACCCGGAAACGCTCCTTGAGGCAGCGCGGGCCGTGTGCTCGAATGAGGAGTTCCCCAGCACCGCGGTGGTGGAGAAATGGTATCGTCGAATCGCTGCAGAGAAGCGCGACGAGCAAAAAATGCAGCAGATAGCGCGTATCGAATCAGACCATGAAGCTGCGGACGCAGAATACGCCGCTGAGGCGCTCCAGGAGCTGCGCGAGATATGCGGCGGGATAGGCGGCAATAAATAATGCTATTTGCTAACGGACTCGATGATGCGATCATCGGCATAGGGCGGAGGTGCGGCCAGCCCGACCTCGTGGTCTACTCCGTCGAGAAGTGTATACAGATCCTTGTCGAGAGAGACGGCATAGAGGAGGACGAGGCTCGCGTTTCAGATTCTCAGGGAGCTGGGGCGGCTGTGGGTGCTTCTCTGACGTTGAGGGGGTTTGAATGAGCCCGACCCAGCGCACACTCCAGCGCCTACGCAAAGAGGGTTGGCCTCTGGTCGCCGTCGTCGAGAGGTGGAACCCACACGCCATGATCCGACAAGACCTCTATGGCTTTATCGATATTTTAGCCGTCTGCCCTCGGCGTGGTATCCTTGCGGTGCAAGCCACCAGCGGCTCGAACGTCGTGAGCAGAGTCGATAAGATAGCCTCACACGAGAACGCGAGGCCATGGCTCGAGACGCCAGGCTGCCGCATCGAAGTCTGGGGCTGGCGCAAGCTCAAGGTTAAGCGGGGCGGCAAGGCCGTCCGATGGGTGCCGAGGATCGTGGATATGGACCTCTCCACACTGTGCGAGAAAGAGGACGACGGCGTGGTGCCGTTCTGATGTCAAAGAAGCAAGAAGAAATAACCGAAGCCACAGACGAGCAGGTCGTCCAGTGCTCTCGATTCAAGGTCGAGACGTGGGCGCCTGAGCTGTCCGATGATGGGCTGGCGCTCTCGTATGTGCGCCTGGCGTTCACCTTCCAAACCAACGACCTTAAGGTCGTCTATCCCATCATGACCAGATCAGAGGCGGCTATGATCTGCGATTACATCATGGACGCCGCTATGGACGTATTCCCAGAATGAGCGAGACGGCGGACAATCAGCAATGCCTCGCCGGATGTGTCGCCTATATAACGGGGAACATATGCGACGGCGTGCCGGACTTTGCGGCGTCTGTCGACTGGGTTCTGGCCCTCCGCGACTGGCTCGCGACAGAGGGTCGGTCCCTGGAGATCACCGAGCGCATGGCCGATCTATCAGAACAGCAGGTCGTAGGTATCCACGGCGACCCTGACGCGGCCATAGGGCACGCTGTAGTCTGGGAACGAGAGGCCGACATATACTTACCGTCGTTTGACCCAGCGACCTTTGTACCTGAGCGCCTCGACACGCCCGCCATCTGGCTGCAATTCCCCGAGGATTGCGCCTCAGAATTCGCGGAGTGGGTTCGTACATGCCCGAGGATGTCGGGCAACGTCCTCCTGGTGGGCGCTCCATCTCTGCCAGATCGCCTCCTGCTCTGCCGAGCGGCTGAGAGCTCCTGCGTTATCACTGGGGAGGAGATGACGTCCTCAGGCTTCGAGGAGTGGACCAGGTTTCTTACCGGCGGCGGGATGGATCTTATTGTGCTATTTGATGACGTTCCCCGCTGGCATGTGCTGTTGCGATACATGAACAACCAAGGCCAAGCCAGGGCTAACTTCGAGATGGCGGCGCCGGCTGGCTGGAGGCACCACCGAATACAGGCGGGATTTCACACGCTGACGCGGAGGCGATAGCGACTTCACAGGACTTCACAGGTGTGAAGAGACAGGCATTGATCACGGAGGCCGACGATGTACCCAGACTTGACAGGTTGACAGGTTGACAACTCGACAGAGGAGGCGATGAGCTGGCCCCTGAAAAGAGGAAAGCACCAACGAAGAAGGCCACGAAGCGCAAGGCCGGCAAGAAGAAGACCGCACCCAAACACCGCACAAAGCGCACAGCCAAGGCTAAGGAGCCGAAATGGGTGCCTCGGTTCCTATCTGGCCTCCGCACATACGGCACCGTTACACATGCAGCCGAGGCCGCTGGCATCGGAAGGCGCACCGCCTACGACCGCCGCGAGAAGGTGCAAGCCTTCGCTAACCTTTGGGACGATGCCCAGCTCGGCGCCACCGAAGACCTCGAGCTCTCCGTATTCCAGAAGGCGAAGGACGGATGGCAGCAGGAGGTCTACTTCCAAGGCGAGCAATGCGGCACGAG